AAGGGCTTTGTGTATTCCTTCATTGTTTCTTTAATTGCCATCATTGGGATAGCACCCTGACCGACTTTTGCCTTCATTGCTTCAGCATATTTTTCGGCCATCTTCATACCAACTTGGTTTCCCATCTTGATAAGTTCGGCATTGCTTGAAGCGTATGGCTTGAGCATTTCAAGCAAGCTTCCTTGTCTTCTGATTCCGGCTTCCATATCTGCTTTTTGTGCTTCAATGTCTTTTGCAACCATGTCTTGCATGACCTGAATACCAACAGAACTTCCGGCCTTTCCAGCAAGGGCAGCGCCTGCGACTAGTGCCATCTTTGACCAAATAGAACGATTGCTCCAAACTCTATCTGGGTCTATTTGCCCCATGGATTTAATTTGCTCATCGGCTTTTAACCTAGCAGCTTGATCTCTTTGAGCGTTTTCCTCTAAAGCATCGTTAAGCCTTTTCTGTTGTTCAGCTAAGAAATTAGCCTCTGTGAGCGCCTTGGCTTCATCGGCCTGCATTGTTGCCTTAATTCCAGAACTAGCAGCATCGTAGAAGCTATCAGAGCCTTTAATGTTGTTGTTTAAGTATTGAGCGGTGTCCTTAATATTGTTTGCGACTTCTTGCTCAGAGGTAATTTGTGGAGCCGTTGTTCCCGGTCTTGGAACTGATACATTTGAGACTTTTTGACTAGAAGAGACATCGGTCAGCATTGGAATATTTGGATTTATAACTTGTTGACTTGGTGTTTGAAGAGGTGGAAGTGTTGGGATTGCTGTAATGTCTTTTCCTAGAATTATATCACGAATGGCACCTTGATCACTTGATGGGTCACGGCTTATGTCCACATTGTTAAACTGAGAAGCGTCGAATGCTTTTTGGTCTGAGTTTATTCTTTGTTCTTGTTCAGGGGTGTACATTTTCCTTAAGGGAGCGCCTGCATCCATTAGCGAGTTAACACCTGGTACGTTTTCATTGTAAATATTTACTCCACTCATTTCCCCTTGCTGACTATCACTCAGAGGTGAGACGTAAAAATCATTTTCCAGGTCTTTTTTTAGTTGCTCTGCTGTCTTTCCCATTAATAGCCCCCATTAAGCTGAAGACCTTGACCCATATTGTACTGACTAGGGCTGTATTGCTTATAAGTTGAAGCAGGAGCGGCACCAGCGTATGGATTTGAACCTGAGAAATCCACTTGTCCTGGAGAAGAACTATTTCCCATTCCAGAAGTCATTGCACCTGTTGCCATTCCAGTTGCTGGCCCACCGAATGCCATTGCTGCACCTGTTAATCCAAGACCAATCATTCTATCCTGTGCATTGATGTTTGCTTGTTGTTGAGCTTGGTTTGCTTGGTTAACTCCAGCAATTTGCCCTTGCTGTGCCATGAAGATATTTGCAAGCTGGTTTTGGGCAGCTTCTCTTTCCATTGCATCTCTAACGCCTGCCTGGGCAGCCGCTTGTGATTGCATATTAGCTTGAGTATTGTTTGCCATAGTTGCCAACTGAGAAGCTCTAACGCCTCTCTGTTGAGCTATTCCATTCTGCACGTTTTGTTGCGCTTGCCCAGACATGTATTTAAACATTGCTTGCCCGGGAGTATCCATTTCAGCCCTCCAGGGCTGATTATTACTAATTTGCTCATAAAGCTTATCCGTTAAAGGATCTATCTTTGAATAATTTGGAGCTGGAATTGGATCTGGCTCACTGGCAAATAAAGTTCCCATTTTTAAATCTCCTTTTTTAAGAAAATGCCGTCTTCTGTTGAAGAGTGAAAATTAAATCCACGCTTCAGGCATATCTGGAGAGTCTTATCAGCATCTCCATATTTTCTATTAATAGTTGTGTAATAAAGTTCAATTCCACGTATCTCTTTAAGCTCCATCTCTAAAATGCTTAATAAGTATGTACCTTTTTGGGCATTTCTTGATTCTGGGTAAATATATAAGTTTTCTAAATATGCCACCCCATTTGGAAGAATATAGTAATTCAACCATCCGTGATCATTTTCAATCACGAATCCACCTCTTTCTCTGTAAAAATCCAAAGGATTCTTAGTAAGATTTGAGGGCTTGGATTTTTGCGGCACCTTTTTTGACACCGACTGTAAGTGTGATATTTGAGAGGGCAAAACATTCTCCTGTGTTCGAGCTTATGTCTAAAGGGACGTCTGTTATTTCTAACCTAAAAGCTTGGCAGTTCTTTCTAATTAGGTCAATTACCATTTGATAAACCCCATTAGTTGCCGTCCCATTTTCAATATCTTCGTTAGTTGGTCTTGTTACAATATTGTACTGACTTTCTGCCAGTGGGTCGATTAAATATTCTTCACTAGCGTAAAGCTCATAATCGTAAAAAACTTTCATCTTTAATTGGTGAAGAGACTTATAAAATCCAACAACCCTAACCGCGTAAGCCTTTTCCCATCCTTGAACCTTGTCCATCTTTATCCATGGACTTGATATTTTCTGAACAATCTCAGTCTGAGTAACTCCCTCAATTATTTTGTTGTGAGTTTTGTTTTCCACGAAAACCTTGTTGTCTGTCGTAAGTATTGTGTACTTATTATTCCAAACACATGCAGAAATACAAGGAAGGTCGTTAAACCATGACCAAGCATTGGTGAAATAATTATAAACTAATAATTTACCCTCAAGAGTTGTAAACCTAACCTCATTGCTTCCTTCATTTAGAATCGCTGAAGTTACCGTATATGAGTTATATCTCTCAACAGGAGCACCGATATATTGCGCCTCTAGCTTTCTATTAATTATGTAAATACCTTTATCAGATTTAAACATTACCCCTTGAGGCATCATTACGATTGATCTTGGCTCAGTACACCCAGTATCAGTGGTGATCAATTGAGGCATGGAGAAATCATCATTTGTATTTGCTCTTGATGGGCCAAATCCATTTATGTAAAGTACTGAAGTTTCCTTGAACACCAACAAGCGTCCATCCATTGCTATAAATCCCTTTAAGGAGTCTTCTGCTATCCCTCTCTTGTCCAAGACATCAATTATAAAAGTACTCTCGTTAAACTCAAACCCATTATAAGCAAGTTTCATTTGTGAGTAAGATAAAGAAATTGGGTCGTCTTTTGTTATAGTAAAAATCCTATCAGAGTAAAGTCCGACAAATTCTGAATTTGTCATTAGCTCGGGCTGTATTGATCCATCTTGATAAGGAGCTATGGCAGCAGTAGATGCTGGGTAAGTAGAAAAAATAAATGAATATGTTGAGTACCCGTCCGACTTATCTGTTGCTGAAGTAGTGAGCACACTAGATGCAATTAGTTGAAATAGATAATTTGGTTTTTTTGCGTATATTTTAACTTTAACATTTTGCTTATATGTCAGGATAGAACTTTGAGTAACGATTTGCATCCTACTAGCTCCACCAACCGCTGCCGTTATGATTTGAGAGTATTGCGAATAAAAAACATTCCCTAGAGCATCTACATACTCATAAAGGGCCATTAACTGATAGGTATCAGCAGAAAGTGATCCTCCACCACTGACTATTATCTCTGATATTTGTGGGCATCCAAGTAATCCGTGCTCTTGATATTCGCTCCCGTCAAAATAAGAAACTATTCCAGATGAAATAATATTTGATTTTTCTATTTCTACATAATTTGTAGCTTGTGCAGAGTCGTCGGTAAAAGAAACAAGTGCGTTTCTGTTTTGAGGTGTAAATGTTGTATAGAAATTTTTTCCACCATAATAACATATAGAATTAAGCACGTTATAATTTATAGGGTAGCTTATGAATGGGGATGCCTGGTATTTAACATTCCCAGAGTCTGAAACGCATTGGGGGTAAGCAACGTATGCACCTGACTCGTTAACAATTTTCATTAGAACTGTTGTGATAGTTGTATAATTATAAAAAAAACAAGGTATGTAATAGTTACCAGATTGATTAAATATCTTTCCAAGTGGCGATAGTATATTTGCCTTTCCAGATGCTCCGGCAATTATACTCCCCGCATCTCTGAATGGAAAAGCAACGGCGCTTGAGTCTGATAGTGGGTAACAGGCAATAAATGGTATATTGTACCCAGCCCCGTTATTAATAGATGTATAAGTTGACAATGTAGCAGTTGAAAGAATTGTCATACTTGCTCTTTCGACAACCGACAACTTGTGGACTGGGTTTGCATCAGGAGCAACTAAATATGATACATAAAGATAGCTTGCGTCTCGGTAGAATATCTCTATATTAAAAAGAGGAGTAGCTCCAAAAGCAACAATCAGAGATGGTGGAGTTGCTGGAGTTAGCGAGTTCCACCTCATCATTGTTGTGGTTGTTCCATCTCCATAGATGCAATATATAATGTCGTTATCACTATAGTAATCAAGCCCTGCAACAGATGGCATACCTGTGTTATGTGCACCCCAAGTCCCTATATATTCAAACTTATTTGTACCAGTGTTTAAATAATACTTGTTAAAAGAAATAAGACCTGTACCTCCTCCAAAATCACAATTACATATATAGAAAACATCTCCAATACTTAAAATCTTAGAGTATCTATTAAACTCCATGTAATCCAGGCCGTAATTATTTAACACTTGGTTTATCAATATACCATCATGCGTATAAAAAGAAAGGCGCTCGAAACCATCTGATGTGTAATCAGCATAAACACGATAGTTAGCCGAGAAGCCAATTATTTTTCCATAGATCTCATTGCTTTCAACCCTTGAAGATCCAAGCTCGCTTATTTTTTGAAAAGCCTGGGTGTTTGATTGATATTTATATGCGCCCTTGTTTGATATTGCCAAAATATCCGACTGCCTCCTTGTAAGCAAGGTGAAGTTCTCTCCAGATGGTAATTGATATAAAAGATCAAACCCATTCATTTTCTTTGCGGTCATGTCACCAGTAAAGACGACGTTTTCCATGTCTTGATAACCACTATCGATCTGTGAATTATTTTTAGTATCTCCACCGACAACCAAATCAAGAGAGATTATTTTTTTTTCTAATGCCATAATTCCTCAATATAAGAAAACTCTAAACGTGCCAGGTGTTGCAGGTGCAGGAATTCCATCTGCCCCCGTTGAATAATCAGAGAATTTTAAAAAGACTGTTTTGGTTTTATCAACAGGAGTTCCTTCCGTTGGGTTGCTTATCATTTCCGCTTTAAATGAAGATGCACTTGTTTGGGAAACTATTATGAAGCCAATAGCTTCTCTGCTTAGTAAGTGTTCAACCTTGTAAATTCCATCAGAGATTGTTGTTATGGTGCCAGACATCGCCCCAGAAGTTATTCCAGATGATGCCTGCTTATTAAACTCACGCGCAGTATTTTCTTGCATCCTTTGGATGCTGATGTCATCAACATATTCTCTTGAAAAGCTGTTATTCGCCATCGAAATACCCATTTGAGTATCCATCGACATTATTAACATCTGTAACTCTAAAAGATTGTCCAGCGTCTCTATTTTCTGCCATCGCGTTTATGCGGACAACTAAGATCATTTTTTGCTTTTCTAATAGTGAAGTGTCAGACTCTTCTTTTTGAAGCATCTTGATTGCTGCATCTACTATGATAAATTCTTCCCATCCATTAACCCCGTCAAATCCATCGTCGTCGTTAACTAATTGCGGACATGCTGGAATATACCAAAGCTCCATATTGTATGCGCCATCTGGAATAGGTAAAAAGCTCAGAGTGCTTGGATTCACCTTATATCGTGGGCCAGCGGCTCCAGTGATGGCATTCCAGTAAGTTCCTTGTCGGTATCTATTGCGCTCATTAAATTGGTAAGGTCTAAGCGTAAGTGCTTCCATTGGGCCAATTAAATAATCAAGACCAATCATCTTGTAAAAATCATCCGGAAGGTCATAGTTTGAAATGTTGGCTTCTGTGGCAAATGTGTGTGACTGCAAATAATAGTCATTTCCATAAGCGCCAACTAATAAATCGTAAAGCTCGCAAGCTGAACTATTAATGTAAGCGGTGAGTTCATCGTTCTGAATAAACCCACTGCCTACTTTATCCGCCCTAAGGCGCGATTGTTCTTTTAAATATTGAAGGGTAACTTTTCTCGACATGTGCTTTCCAATGTAAAAAAGGAGGCCCTAAAGCCCCCTTTGATTATTCCATTTCAGAATCTTCAGACTCATCATCCATTTCATCGTAACACATTTTCATCATAGCTTTGAAAACTCGGACAATCCTTTCGGCATCCTTTTTCTCAACGGCTTTAACTAATTCTTTTGCAGCTTCGATCATCCCTTGGTCAGGATTAACCGATTCCATTTCAGGTTTTTCTTCTGCCTTTCCTTTAGTGTTCAAAAGAACGGAAACAAAACTCTTATTAGGGTCTAGCATGTTTAACATATTAACCTCTTAAGAATGTTGAGTGTCGTATCTTCCAATTTTAGATTGTCTCATTACTAATTCAAACATAAGTTCCGCACCTGAAGCTGGGTTAACCGCTGCACCTGCAAAGTCTAAACATTGAATTGTAATTGCACCGTCTGATTTAATGCTTGCTTGAAAAGTAGCTGGAGTTTCTAGTACTTGAATTGCTGCAACAGCAAGAGCACTCGCCCCAACAGTTCTAAAGTGACCCATTAAAAAAAATGCGTATCTGTCTGAAAGAGTGATTGTGTATTGTCCTGCTGTGGATTCTTTTACCACTGAAGCGATACCGCCCCCTTGGAAAGAAGTAACAGCTCCAGACGATCCAATGACCACCGAACCAAACAGCTTAACTAAATCAACCTCTAGGTGATTTACGTTTCTATAAAAATTTCTGCTTGTTATTGGCATATTGTCCTCGTTTAAAAGGAGGGCCGAAGCCCCCCATTAAGTATTAGAGAGAGATAACTACGTTGTGCCCAGGAGCATTACATCCTAATTGGAAGTATCCACCGACTCTCAATTCAACTGCATCTGCATCTGAAGTGCGAAGGATTTTGTTTCCATCTAGGTCTAGAATTCTGATTGGCTCTTTAAGTGAATAAAGTGCCCATGATTCCATTGTAATACCGTAAGCAACACCGCGTGGACAGAATGGATCTGCAACACAGTTTGCAACGCCTTTGTTAGTTTTAACCTGGATACCTTGGAAGCCAATATCAGCTCTTCCGAAAGCTTCTGTAACCATGTATTGAACTTTTGAACCAAGAGCAAGCTCAAGGTTTGACCAGTCGGTATAGTTCATGAAAACGATTTTTGGATTTCCACCTTCTCTGTTACAAAGAGTTAAACCACCAACCAAAGCTTCTTCGATTGATAGAGCTGAGCCATCGTAACGAACACCAGCAAGACGAGTTGAATCAACTGAACGATCTACACCAAAAAAGCTATCTCCTGAAGTTGGAGCAGTTTCTGGCAACCAAGCAGCTAATCCTGAAACAGCAAGGTTTCTATCTCCGTCGATGAAAACGAAGTCACCTGCGATTGTACCTGTTACGGTGTTGATTGCAGCAGAAAGAACCATAGATCCTGCGCCTCTATCAATTGACAAGATGGAAAGTGTAGCGCCTGAGTTTCTTAAAGATCCCGAAGATCTAGCAGCAGCGAAAACCAAAGTCATGCCAACTTCAAAGTTAACGATATCGTCAGCAACAGCAAGGGTTAAAGTAGTTGTTGCCACGTTAGTACCAGCAGAGATTTGACCGATACATCCTGAACCGTCACCGTAAACCATAGAACCCATGCTTGAAGCACTTGATCTGATAGCTGAATCGATTTCGTTAGTAAGTGCTTTAAGGAAAGCGCCTTTGTCGTTTTCAGAAGCTTCTGCAACTTCATTATCAACAGTAGCAAGTGAGTAATCTTTTACTCTTGTAAGTGTAAAGTCTTTGTATACAGATGAAGTTTGGTTAGCTTTTGCTTTTGCGAAAGTGTGAGAGCGCCCTTGTGGGTTTCCAATTTGAATTGGAAGTGGGTAGTTCTTTCCGAAAAAGTCTTTTTTCTTTGGAACCATTGCATAAAAAGGATAATCCTTATATGTCATGTTTTCCACTTTTTGATTCGAGTAATAAGCTTTTAGCCCAGGGCCAAATTTTGTCATGTCCAATGCCATAAAATCTCCAGTTAGTTATTTTTAAAGTTATTCTAAATAAGCAAACGCCTGTTCAAAGCGTTCATTCTCTGTCAACTCTCTCGAATCCTTAGGATCTGTAATCCTTTTATGGACAGAGTTCGTTAACGTCTGTGGCTCATCCTCTAACTGAAAAAAATCTTCTGACTGGGTATCTTTGGTTTCTTTGCTGCTATCTTCCTTGATAGCCGACAAAATAAACTTTTTGACATGTTCTGATTTTAACGCGTTTTTTACACTTGATGCAAGCATTTCGTTTACTTTCTTGCTTGCTTGCTCAACGGTCATCATATTTTTCTGCGCCCACTCGACTCCAAACTCCTCTTCTTTTTTCATGTAGTCGTCTTCTATTGTCTTATAAACTCCATCAACGCCTCCCAATCCTTCAATTAGTGGGTATTTCTCAGCGTTGTCTGTGGCGAACTTTTTAATTCCTTCCTTGAAAGTATTTATCGCCTTCTCGGTTGCCGATCTCTTTCCGTTTTCTTCTTCTTCTTGGGCACGTTCTTTCTTTAAGTCGTCCTTAACTTTCTGAACAATCTCTTCGTATGAAAGACTTTTTACTTCTTTCTTCGCTTCTTCTTCAGTCATCCCATCGTCTTCAAGGGCTTCAAGTGCCTTATTAACAATGTCGTCCTTGCTCCATCCCTTAAGTTTACCAAGTTCTTTTAGTGGATTGTCAGAGTCAACATTAACCGCTTTAGATCCGTTTGTTTTTAGCTTCTCCATTTCCGCTTTAAGGTCTTTTAATTCCTTTTGAAGCTTCCATTTCTCACGTGCAGCTCTTGTATTGGCTTCGATTTCTTCAATCGGGTCAATCTTTGGAGGCTCTTGAGATTCTGCTGATTCTTGACTAGAAGTTTCTTCAACTGACTCCGATTCATCGCCTTCTATTAAGCTAGAAAATGCGCTGTTGAAATCCCCTTGATCTGACTGGTTTGCCGCCTGTGTTCTTGTTAGCTCCTGAGCAGGTGCCGAGTTTCTTAATCCCATTAGTTCCTCACTGATTTAGTCGTTATGACAGAAGGGGGCTTCATTGCCCCCTTTACTTTTAAGCTATTCTTGGTTGCATTCCTGGAGGCCCCATTAAAGTCTGGGCATTTCCACCGTTAATTTGTGTTTGCTGTGGAACCATTCCTGGAGGCTGATTTTCCATTGCTTTAGTCTGGAGAAGAGTTGCATCTTCACCCCATCGTAAAAGCATTTCTAACCGCTCAGGCTCTAGTTTTTGATTCTTAAGCTTCACATATACTTGCTGGAATAATTGCTTGCCGTATTCAAGCGCCTGGAGAGGCATAGGAGGGTTATAGATTCCATCATCGACTATTTGCTCAAGGACGCAATGAATGTCGTCAAATTGGGCGTTCTTGTATTCTGTGACCCCTTCAAGATCTGGGTAATCAAGTAATGCCTGAGCTTCTCTTTGATCAAGCATTCCAAGACCCATTAAATCGCCAATGTCTGCAAGTTTTCCTTCTGGAGTTGTTGATAGGAAATTGGTCGGGAATGTCTTAAGGACGTATTGATCTTTCTTAATGTTGATGTCTTTCCATTCGATTGGCTCAATAAACTTGCTGTTAAAAGAAGTTACCTTTAACTTAGATCCTTTTTTCTTAGACTCGCGCTCAGACATAAGAATAAGCTTGTTGGCCATATCTACAAAAAATTGATCATAGTTTTGAGCAACAACACTAAATCTTTCCGTTTCAATATCGTTGAAAGTTCTTAGCGCCTTACCAGAATCTAACCCAGCAGGCTTTTGACCAGTAACAGACATTTGAGAAAGCCCAACAACTTGGAAAGCTTTGTCATAAAGATTTTGTAATTGTTGAAATAAGACTGGAGGAACTTCCATTAATTGATCATAAGAAGGTTTCAATCCTGAGTAAGTAATGATTCCTCCAATCTCGTTATTAATATGTGCTTTGACAATCTTTGAATTGGCATCCAAGAATATTTTGGGTACTGACCCCAGGTGCATAGACCGTTGTATGACAACAAGTATTTTGTTGATCTCAAGTTGTATTCCTCGAAGTTCATCGGAAATTCCAGACGAATACCAACCGAATACTCGTTTAGACCAGTCGAAGAATTCAAAAGGGAACCAATCTTCAACCCATTCTTCCTTGAACAAGATACCTTTTTCGGTAGCAATAATGTGAAGTCCATCATTTGTATCTTCTCCTGAAGGAAGCTTCCACGCTTCGATTATTTCGACCATTTGAGAGAGACGAATTCCGCCCATTGTTGCATCTTCGATGTTTGGGGCTTGGTCAATCATTGCGCCTTTACCCTTGTACATGCTTCGAAGTTTTCTTTTGTTGATTGTTTTTCTTTGGTAAAGGATCGATGGCATCCCATACATTGATTCCGCTTGATCAACCAATAGCTCATTGACAAAAACTCTTTCCATTCCAATGCATGTTTTCTTTGGGAAGAACTTCACGCAACCTTTCCCAACGATAGTTCCATCTCTGAAAACATCTTGGCCCAATTGGTAAGCTTTATTCTCGTAGAATGTTCCATCGACGTATCTTTGAAGCTTTTTGGCTTCATTCTTTAATCGATAGTCTCCGTTTTGAGTAAGGAATTGAGGGCGCGGTTTTGACTTAGCTATTCTTGAAGTGGCAGTGTCACAGGCTTGTTTAATTACGTTTAAGCCTATTCTGGCGTCTGACCTCTTGTTAGAATAATCGTATGGATTTAATCCAAAGATTTCAGAGTTTCCATAGAGTCTTACGTTTAAAAGGTTTTCCTCTTCAACCATTCCAAGAGAGTTATCCCTTAAATATTTAACCTGGGAAAACATCTGCCTTGCCATGTCGGTATTATTGTCGGCCTCATACCAAAAGGCATTCGTTGTATTTAACTCGTTCACTTAATCCATCCTTGGTAAATATTATCTTGCCGAGTGAAGCAAGAGATCTTGATCATTCATTTCATTTTCGCTCGACAATTCAGGGTAATCAAGAGTTGTTTGTGGAGTTGCTCCGATGTCAACGGCAAAAGCGTAGAGCTCAATGTCCACTGTGTCCGGTATAGATAACTTTGCGACCCCTTTAGCTTTCATAAGGTCGATTATCTCGCTTAGTTTAGAAGTACTCACCATTTTCTGACGGCCCATTTTAATTCTCCTTTTTTGAATCACTTTCAACTTTAAAATATATCTTCGTACTCATGCCCATATAAACTGCCATCTTGTTCAAGTTCTTGTTGTGCTTTTTCATCTTCGAGATCTTCTAAATATTATTCGTATTCAATTTTGTGCTCGTTTGGAATTCTCTTATGCTCCTCTGCTCTTAAGGCGAATCTCTTGCTCCACTCATAATGAGTT